ACCAGTGGCGGGCAAACCTCTATAGCCTCAGTGCTGACCCTGCAAGGCGGCGGGGGTGGTTCCGGGAGCATAGGCGGAATCGGCTACACAACAGGGAACGTTAATAAAGTGCGGCAAGGCGGCACGGGTAATGGGGGAAGCGTGAGCCTAGGCACGGGTTTTGTTGTAAATGGCGCGTCCGGTGATCCCGGAATTGCGTTCACCTTCCCCGTAGATGAAATTTCCGTGGTAGGGCACTCGAACTTGGGCAATGGTGGCGGCGGAATGCTATTTGGTCGCCCATCTGTGGGCATATTGGGTTCCTCGAATTCAGCAGGTGCCGCTGCCGTTTCTAACAGCGGCAGCGGGGGCGGAGGGGGTCGCACAGTCTCCGTCGCTTTTAATGCCGCGGGTGGCAACGGCGGCAATGGCCGCGTCATTGCACTCAGCTTTTTACGGTAATTTATGAAACAAAAAATTGTAAATTCCATTATTGCCCGCGAAGGCGGTCACGTTAATGATCCTAACGATTCCGGCGGAGAAACGAATTTCGGCATTACTGTAAAAGTTGCGCGAGAAAACGGATACACCGGGAAAATGATTGATATGCCGCGCGCTGTAGCAGAAGAAATTTATGGTAAACAATATTGGGACGCAGTACAAGGCGACCAGTTAGTTTTCCTTTCCGAAAAAATTGCTGATGAAGTTACCGACACCGCTGTAAATATGGGTGTACACCGCGCGGCGACATTTTTGCAACGCGCGTTAAACGTATTAAACGATAACGGAAAACATTACGAAAATGTAACTGTTGATGGAAATATAGGTGCGAAAACTCTAGATGCTGTTTACCAATATTTGTTGCGTCGAGACGAAATTGTTTTGTTGCGCGTACTAAATTCCTTACAAGGCGCATGTTATGTAAATCTAGCGGAAAAAAGAGAAAAAGATCAAACTTTCGTTTATGGATGGTTTAAACATAGGGTTGTAATATGAAAATTGCCGACATACTTAAAAAAGTAGGTGCTGGTGTTATTAAAAACACAGTGCCCGGCGGTGCGTTGATTGTTGATATAGTTAATGATTTGTTACCCGACAAATACAAATTGCCGGAAGACGTCACAGGATCAGATTTAGAAAAAACAATAAAAGGTTTGCCACCAGAGGCGCAAGCCGCAATTTTTGAAAAAGAATTAAATATTCAACAAATTGAAATTCAAGAAAGTCATTCCACATTGCGAGTTGCTCTTGACTCGGATGCAAAAAATCCACATTCGACGCGGCCGTATATTGCAAAGCATAGCTTCCATGTTATCGGCGTAGCTATATTAATAACAGTCAGCGCGTGGGCGTATGGTGTAGTGATTGGAAACGCAGAAATTGTGCGGTCAGTAATGGATGGATGGCCATTTATTTTGGCGGCGGTCGGCCCTCTGGTGTATTTGTTACACGCGTATTTCGGTATATTGAAAACAGAGCATAAAAATAAATTGGACGCGGCAAACGGGAAGCAGGCCCAATCGGAGGGAATCGCCGGGATTATTTCAGCTATAGTGAGGTCTCGCGATAAATCTTAATCGCCGCTCTAAAGTCAATTTGCTGTTGTGCATTATCACCTAATCTGGAAAATATGGCTTCGTCAATAGTGTTTTTTGCGATTAGATGATGTATACGCACTTGCCCCGAAACCCCTTGCCTGTAAATTCTACGGACAAATTGTAAATAATTTTCAGTGCTATAGCTCAAACTATAAAAACAAATATCATTTGCGCATTTTTGCAAATTTAAACCATGCGCGCCGGTATCCGGGTGCAATGCTAAAACTTGAATCTCGCCGCGATTCCAAGCGGCTTCAATTTTAGCCGCGTCTGCGTCACTGACTCCGCGACCAATATGCGGCAAATCCGCGCCGAAGGTTTCGCGCAGCCCTTCTAAATCATGATGGTAATAATACGCCACCAGTAAGGGTTTTCCGGCTAATTCTTCGACTAAATCTGCTATCGCCTGTTGTTTTTCTCGGTGTACCGGTATCGCCTTGCGTGAACGCATCCAGCGGCGCGCCTCCGCGTCGATCAACCCATCTGGCGCGGGTTCGTATATTCGCCCGTTGGCTATCTGATGGCACTTGCTGGCAGCGCTTACCGCAGCTTTTGCAGTTATTTCCTGATCATCAATCTGAATAAAGAATTCGCGCTCCATTTGGGAATATTGCTTTCGCGCTTTTTCTGGTAAATCAATAAAAATTTTATTGTAAACAATTTGCGGCATATCTAGGTAATCTTCTGCGGACATTTCTAAAGTAACGGGAGCGACGCGCTTTTTTATTTCTTCTTCCGCACCATCATTCAAAATATATTGGTATTCATTCCAGTCGGGTGAATGGAAATATTTTGCGCGGAATTTATAGAAATTGTTTCCCAGCGCTTCCCCTTCGTCTAATAAGAAAAATTGCGCCCACAAATCCTGTAAACCTTTACTAGCTGGCGTCCCGCTCATAATATGGCGGCGAGTGAATAGCGGGAGCATTTGCGCGAGATATTCAAACCGATGAGTTTTATGGTTTTTGAATTTTGTACTTTCGTCAATCCACAATGCCGAAAAGGGACATTTTTTACCCGCTTTTAAACCTATTAATAATTCTTTAAATAACCATTTCAAACCTTCGGGATTTATTAGATAAATATCTTTCTTTTTACCCCATAAATCAGTTTTACCTTTTCCATGCAATATACAATAACTAAGCTTATTGAAATTGCGCCAGTTTTCTATTTCTTTTGGCCAAGTTAAATACATAGGTCGCTTAGGTACAACAACCAAAACGCCGCAGCCGATCATTTTTATTGTGCAAAGACTGGTTGAAGTTTTACCTAAACCGGGGTCAAGAAACAGCGCTGATTTTGGATTGGTCAGTAAAAAACTAACCGCCTCCAGTTGATAGTTATGAGGTCGCCAAATATTCATCTAATAGCTTTTCGGCTTGCGCCGCAGTATGGCAAACATAATAGCGAAACCCCAATTCCATTATTTGTTTTCTAACGGCCTTTTGCGGTGCGGATAGTTTACCTTTTGCGGCTTTAAATTCTACAAATAGTATTTTTCCATTTGGGCACAATATTGTGCGATCAGGAAATCCCCGCTGATTTAGCGTGATTAACTTTAGCGGTAAGCACCCGCGTCGTTTAGCATAACTGCAAAAAGTTTGTTCAATTGTCTTTTCACTGGTGCTCGCCGTTTTATTTGTCAGCTTTTCGGCGTTGTTTATGAATTGGTCGATTGTCACCGGGTCATTCCTAACTTGATCAGTAATAACAAACTGCCGTCTATTATTTCAGACTCGTAGCAGCGAATTACGCGGAATCCATCACGGTAATTTCCACACTGGTAACAATGTAAACCTTTGTCAAAACAAACCCAATTCCAGCCGGAGGGACAAGTATTTATGTAATGCTGTTTAGTGTGTTGCATAAATACTGCTCCCCTAGTAAGAAAAATGCGCCCCGCAGTGGAGGCGCCAAATACAACACTTACAGGGTATTGATTGTATTTTGATGCGTTGAGAACTGCCGGACAGCGGCGGCAAGCGCGGTGGCGTCTTCGACAATAGCGTCTGCCAGTTCTTCGATGGCAAAGGTGTCTGCGCTCTGAAACACGCTGGGAACGCTAACCAGCGCCTTGTGCAACGCCTTTTTAGCGGCAAATGCTGTGGCGCGCACTTCTGCCCGTTCCTTGCGGGCTTCTGCGCGTTCTTCGGCGCCTTCATTTAGTTTTTCGCGCAATACTTTTTGTTCATCAGCGATGCGTTTTTTCTCAGCTTTCAGAGCGTCCAGCTTTTGACGTTCCTGGCTTTTTGGTTTTTCAGCGCGCGGCTTACGCGGCTTCTTCACTTTCACTTCGACAGTTTCGGCGTCTGCAACGAGTTTTGCCACTGGTGATTTTTTAACTTTACCGGCCATTTTAAAATTCCTGTGTTATGTGTTAAAGCAGCACTATTGCTGCAAATGCAATTATAGCTTGTGTAATTGAATACGCAAGCAATTTCACCTATTGATACCCTAAACTTTTAAGTTGTTTTTCAGCCTCTGCGACGTACCGTTTTCTGTCTAAATCTGCGGGAATGGAATCCGGCAGATTCATAACCGGGATAGCTCCGTCGCTTTTCGGAACCTTGTTACCGTTGGTTTTGTAATGGATAGCGCCCGATTCCCCAACCCCATAATACCAGCGGATAATTGTCCCCAGCGTTCGCCCATTTTTAACCGCTTTGCCATTCACAGTGCGAACGCTTATGAATTGGCGAATATCATTACACGCGGCAATGGTGTCGGCGATCAGCGTGCCGGTTTTCAAAAATTCAATAACAGCGTCCGCACAAATATCAGCGGCAGGGTTAGTTTTTAATAACGTCGAATCTAATTGACTACTGACAAACGCACCCTTGGCTTTAGCACCGTCCGAGTATATGGCAATGTAGTTATTAACGTCGCGGCTATTTAGGCTTAAATAATCTTTTGACTCCATTATATAACCAGTGTCTTTTTCCCATTGGGCGACAATAGGCTCGATCCCGAATTCCATATAATCCGCTTTTATTACAATACCGTCAGTGTTAGCGCTGACTACCGGAATGCCTGCTAACTCCATTCTTTCAATCAGCATCAAAAGTGACAATTGACCAATTACAGTAACTTGCATCATAAGATTAGGGGAATATAAAAAACTCCACTTGCTCGCCAATTTGCCGAAACAGCCGTTAATAGTAATTTTTAGGCTTTCGCTTGTCACGTTATCTTTTGCAGCTTTCGCTTTCAACCTCTGGTCAACGATTGATTTATAAATTTTAAGGAACGCGGGGCCAATGTGTTTGGGGAATAATTTATTATTCAAAATTATTGACGGGTAATAACTGGCAACATCATAATCGCGCAATAAATGGTTTTCGTTTGTGTGTCGGGTTGATTTTTCGCAAGAATGAAGGCCGCCGACTCCAACCTTATATGTTGTTTCGCCGATTTTGAATTTTCGATTTTTAAGTTTCGCTGGCAATTGAATGTGACCAGCAGCGTTTAAAGTGAACGGGTTTGAAATAAAATCATGTTGTAATTCTTGCAATAATGGGGTTTTGAATTTTACATATTCCGGGCATTGGAAACTAAACGAATCTTCTTTTAAATTTGGGCGAGTAACGTCAAGATTGAATTGCCGCCGCAATTCTGATTTCAAAACTGCTTCCGATATTTGCGCGTCAGATTTAGAACGCAAATCAACTTTATATTTTTCGCTTAATGATTCGCGAAGAGCAATTTGCGGTTTTAATTTTTCATAAAGTAATTTTGTATCGACGTTATCCTTTTTGCAATATTCGCGCAGTAGTGGTAAATCAAATTCATCTATTATCGCATCAAAGCGAATAGGTAAATCTTGCAGTTCCGGGGCGTGAATGCGCGCGGCATATAGTTTCAACCCGCCGCGCAGCGGGGCGACTTCAATTAGGTCAATATGGTCAACCTGAATTTGCGGAAAGCCGAAGCGCTTGCGCACTTCCCACGGTTGCAATTTTTCCCCAATTATAGCTTGACTAACTGAGTACAACATTTCATTTGTAAAGCCCGAAAGCGCTCCTTCAATTATCAATTGGTCGTATTTGAGTCCATTGAAAGTCACAATTTTGAATTTTTGCAACAGCTTTAAAATAGCATTGCGGTCTAATTCAGAATTGTTCAATTTTTCAAAATATAAAACTTTTCCATTATCAATGCGCATAAACATTAATAGGAAATAATTTTTATAGCATTCAATGTCACAAGTAACTACCATTTCAATTATTCCGCAGAATATGCGCGTCTAGCGTGCCGACTTGCTTTCGGTAAGGCAAGAATTCTTTTGATGTAATTATATTCTTTCGCCCGTCTTTGCATGTGGATACGGCTGTGCCGTCCATTAAAATTTCAAGCCGTTTAAATTCACCGTCGCAAACTTTTTTCGCCCATTCGATCAACGCCGGATTTATTGAATATTTTTCGGCGCTTTGCGCTTGGCATTTATAATACCCGCCGATAATCGCTAACATTATAACACATATTGTTATTTTCATATTATCGCAATCCCTTAGCCGCCGTTACGCTCGCCTGATTATTGTATTGTCCGCGCTTGTCATACGCCGCGCCTTCTGGAACCGGTTCGCATTCCCAGAATACCATTTGCCCAATTTTCATTCCGGGAGTTAAAGTTAGGCAATGGTGCTGTGTCACGTTTTTTAATTCTAAAGTTAAGCGCGAATTGGTCCAACCTGGATCACACCAACCCGCCAATAAATGCTGTAATCCATTGCGCGCAAGCGATGATTTAAGTTTGTATTCCGCAGCAATATTATTAGGTAGATTAAAAATTTCACGCGATGACGCAAGAATAAATTCACCCGGTCGCATTTGGTAGTTAGTGTGAATGTTGCAATTTGTAGTTGTTACTGATTTCCTACGCATTAAATCCACATTAAAATACGCACTTGTAGATTCAATTAAAATTTCATCGTGCAAAGTTATGTCAATAGACGCTGCGTTTACGTTTTCCATTGGCGCGTTAATTACGCCGCGCTCTACTAATTCGCAAAGTCTGTTGTATGATAAAAGGCCCATTTTATTTCCCCTCGATTTCATCAAGTATTTGTTGCACTTTATCGTTACTGTTGTCGTTTATCCATTTTGCAGCTTCGTAACTACAAAAATAAAGCGCACATGCTAAAAGGGCAATACACATTAGTGCTAAAATTTTCATCCCCATTGCTCCGCGAATGCTTCCGCTATTCCAGTGTAAGTGCGCGAACGCTCTTTCCATCTTAGCGGACTAGGTGCCATTTTATGAATTCGATCTGCGCGCCCATCCACAATACGAGATGGGACTAAATCCGGCAAACCTCTTTTCCATAATCCTGTTTTTTAGTTTCACCGTGGCCAAACATCCAAGGTTGAATATACTGCGGACGCGGCAGTTCCGGCAATAGCGTATTGATAACCCCGACCGGGTTTTCAATACATAATTTGGCAATTGGGATTTCCCATATTCGTCTAATAAATTTAGCAGCGTCCGCGCGCTGTTGCGTTCCAGAATGCCACCTATTGCCACTGACGCAAAGATGCGTGCATGGCGGATGTGCAATAATTAAATCAAATTTTTGCAGCGGCAACGAAAACATATCTCGTTCAAAATGCCTTCCGGGTTTTTCTGTCGGCAAATAGTCACAGCTCCAGGCATCATGCCCGCGCGCTGCAAACGCGTCTCTAACTATTCCGCTATATTCGCACGCTACTAAAACTTTCATTGTTGATTTACCAAAATAGCTAATAATCGCTGCGCAACCGCATAATCACCCGCAATGATTTCTGAAAAAATATCCTGCTCATCTGGTCCCAATGTTGCGCGATACTTTGCCACATTTTTCTTTTTGAAAAATAACCATTTGAAATAAACGCCGCATTCTTCGGCTTTTGCGATATAGTGTGAGCATTTACGCAAATCTTGCACGCCGCCTTTTTCTCGCCAGCGAACAAGGTATTTTATCGCATTGCCTAGCAAAAAATGAATATTCGTATCTGTACAAAAATCCCAATGTTGATAATCCGTGCGATAATGTTTGCCGCCGATTTGGTACTCATTTACACCCATTATAGTTCACCATCAAAATATTCTACAATTTGGCTAACGCCAATTAACGATGTATAAATACCGCACTTGCTGGTAACAACTCGCAAAATTCCCATTAGATTTGTATTGCCCAGTTTCTTTTCCTTGATGCAATAGAAACCCAATTCAGCAAGATCGCAAAATTTAGCAACATCGCATTCAATATATGATAATACGGGTAAATCTATTTTGTGCGACGATTCGATGTGCATCTCAAGTGCATGAATTGCATCACCAAGCGGTTGGTTATCTGTTTTTACATACGCGGGGATATCGCCAGTGTAAAATTCATGTAAATCATGTTTTAGCATGTACAACACGACCGCCGCGCTGTTTATATCGTTGGCTACGCATATTTCATGCGCGAGCAGCGCCGCGTTTGCACTGTGCGACCCATTATCATAGTGGGAAATATGCGGCATATTATGCAAGCGCGTAACTCCTAAACCCGCGCGATACATTTTAATTTTATCTAACATTTTTCCAATTCTCCGAATTCAAATTTTAGCATTTCCCACACTTCAACAATTAAGTCAATACAGTTTTGTTTTAGGTTTCCTCCCAAATTAATATACAAATTTACAAGCTGTTTCAGTGTTAATTTTTGGGCAACGTCCGCGATAGTTTCAATTTGCACAACTTCGTTTTGCCGCAATTCGCCCATTTCGGTAATAGGTTTTGCTGTTGCTGCGTTTATCAAATACTCTAACATTATTTCAGTTCCGCAATGTATTGTTTCCCGTCAACGGTCGTTAGCTTCATATTCATAAAATGACAATTTGAATAACTCCGCCTAGTTGCGAATTTACAAAGCGCATCAATAGGTGAATAACCTTTTTGTGTTGTCACATAAATCAAATTTTTACCGTTTACTCGTTTTATATAATAAAGTTTAGCTTTGGATTTTATAAACGCAGTTATGTAATCCAAAATAATTATAGTGGCAAGCGCGGCAGTTCCAATCCATACAATATTTTGAAGCACTTCAACGCTCATTTTTAATTTCCTCTTTATCAAGTTGTTTCGTTAGATATGTTGGAATATTTGGGCAAAACAACCACTGTTTACGAATTACGCTAGACGTTGGCACAAATACCGGGATTGGTAATTCATCTTCGCTGTACAACATTTCAAAAACTATGCTATTCATTAGTGATTTACCCGTTCTACATTTTGCTCTAATTTATATGTTTCAAAACTTCGCGCAGCTGATAAACAAATTTCCCTACTGATTTGCACAAATTGTTTAGATAATTCAGTATCGCAAGTTTTACCGACCATTTCACAAATCCCCTTGACGTTTCTGTAATACGCAACGTTCATATTTGCGCGAACATTAGCTAAAACGGTGTCGCAATGATTACAACACCCTTTGCGTACATTTACAAAATCAGGGCAAAAATCTTCAAGCATTTGATACGCTAAATCCAAGGTTGCGTCTTCCAGCTTTTGAAATGATGTTAATTTCACTGTTAAAACCTATAGCGCAAGTCAATCATATCTAAGCCATAATTCGGCGAATGAATTCCAGCGCTTGAATAGTGCATATATTCTATTTGTACTTTTCCCAGTTCAATGCCCGCGCCAAGTCTGAAATTAACAGCTCCGCCAACCAGATGGTCAGCGCCCCAAATATGTGCAATGCCAGCTCGCGCATACATATTTTTGAATTTAAACTTTCGCGACAATGATGCAATCTGGATTGTTTCTCGCCGATAGGTTTTTGTATCAGGCTGCGTAAACGCAAACTGTACTTCCCATTGATCTTGCTGTAATCCAATTTCAATGCCATTGTTGTCAAGATTCACGCCATGTTTATATACGCCAATAAACGGCTGCGCGGCTTCGGAAAATCCGCACCACAGAACGGAAGCGCTGATAATTACAAAAAATATTGTATTGATGATTATTGCATTTTTGACAATTTTCATTTTTAAAGTTTCCTTTTACAGTGGGTATAGCCAATTAACGAAAGATTCAGCAAAAATAATAATGCTAAAGGCGAGTAGTATACAAATTGTGTGGAATTGTTTGTTGCTCATATTATTCCTCGCAAACTAATGAGTATTACCCAAACAATTGCGGTTCTGGCTTCAGGATTCATTTCTGTTCTTTCTCCCATTCAGCAAACTCAAGAATTGATTTCTCCGCAATTTCGTTATCGGTATAAAAATCGCGAAACTCGGGGAATCGCGCAGATGACGCTTTATAAATACACATTGCGGCGAAAGGCGTTGATATTGCTTTCTCAAGCGCTTTGCCTTTTTCTCCCGCTAATTCGACAACCCATCCGGCGCGGCAATGCGTTGTGCCGCATGGGGAATGCCATTGTGACATTTCCAGAGCGTTTATATTATTTGCAACTTTTTGATGAATATTTTCAATAATTGGGATTTCCGGCATATTTTCGCCGGTTTTGTTTTCGCACAAACGGCACGAGCTGCACAAACGGCACGAGTTGCACGAGCTGCACGAGCTGCACGAGTCGCACAAACGGCACAAGTCGCACGAGCGGCACGAGCTGCACAAACGGCACGAGTTGCACGAGCTGCACGAGCTGCACGAGTCGCACAAACGGCACAAGTCGCACGAGCTGCACGAGTTGCACAAACGGCACGAGTCGCACGAGCTGCACGAGTTGCACGAGTCGCACGAGTCGCACGAGTAGCAATTCCAACAACTGAAATTTGTCACATTCATTTTTTCCCAGTTTGGGTATTTTTCCGCGAATTCCGGGGAAACGCCATTTGCGCTTTTGTCTTCGCGGTTTAAAAATGCTTCGTGAGTGTTAAATATTTGAGTTTTCATTTTTCACCTTTCAAACATTGAGTTAGAGATTAGCGTTAAAATTCTATCGCGAATAAGTTTTGGCGAACGCGTTTCTGTTTTCAAAACGTCGATAATTCCATCAAGCAATTCTCGCGCAAAATAGATTTGCTCACCTAGTAATTCCTCGCGGCGCTCTTGCGTTTCTTCCGCCGCGCTGGTGATCATAACTTCATGGTCTTCGTTAAAAAACCTCACTTCCAATTCGCGCGCGAATTCCTCGGCACCAGCGGGGGCGTGATACGTTAAGACTTCTTGAAATGTAGCGTTGCTTGGTATCATTTTCGCGACTCCTGAATCTGGTGGGCCTTTTCCTAAACAACGAAATCAGTATAAGCGAACGAAACGGATAATGTAAGCCTTTTTGCAAATAAAAAGGCGCCCAAAGGCGCCAAAACGGTCAAATTTTAATCAAGATCATCGAATTCGTCGTCTGAATCCCCGTCCTCGGTGAATTCCGCAAATTCGCTGACCGCTGACTTGCGGCCGTCCATCCGCTCACCTTTTCCGCCGCGCAGCATAAGATTGTTGAAACCAGCCGCGACCCCTGGTTTGCCGCCATCTTTGCTGTCGAACGAATATAGAGAAATTGACACAGTGAAAACCGCGCCGCTATAACACTGTTCGTCTATTTCAACGTCACTGGCGGCCTTACCGAATCGGTTTACAATTCCAGGTGGGTTGCCAGAATTGGCGTTTAGAAAATACATCCCTTCGTATTCGTTACCGTCGCGTTCTTCATCACCGTCGCGTAACGGGAGTTTGAGGCGCGCCGCTTTCACTGCATCCCCAAAAGCTGCCTTAGCAATTCGGGTTTGCGCGGCTTTAAGTTTTTTAGCTAATTCGCTATCCTTGGGGATTAGCGGTTGAATTTGGTATTTTTCATGCTTATTCGTTTTTGTCGCAAATACAAAAGAGCAACGAACGTTATTTAAAATAATAGTTTCAGATACGCGTTTCATTTTTAAAGTTCCTCGGTTTCGATATAATTTTCAAATTCAGTTTCTGCGTTTGCTCGCGCTGGTGGTCGCTTATCGGACACTGGTACAAGTGTTAATTTTCCGTCTGGTTTTTCGGTGATTTCCTCCATTATGGTTGCAAATAGTTTTTTGTCTGACAATTTTGATTTTAGCGTTTTTTCAATGGCGCCTAGTCCTTTTGGTTTCCGCTCATATAAATCATTTTCTTCTAAATGGTCTAACAGCGGCGACGTTATTTCATCAAACGCATTCGCAGTAAATCGGCGGGTTGCTCGCCCGTTTACTAACTTGTAATCACTGGTAAATTCATCACTACCGCTAATTAATGATTCAAAAATGTAATGTTCAACCGCTGCTAAAAAATCAATGATTAGTTTTTTGTTATGCATTATCTGCAATTTTTGCTTAGCAGTTGTTGCCTCCAGTTCCACACAAATAAAATCGGCAAATTCACTCATTAAAGTTTCTTCGGCTTTTTTCAACATTTGCGGGCAATGTGCTTTTGCGGGAC